ACATGTTGTCTTTAATTTTGTAGTGTGATAAATATAATTGTGTTTATGGTCGAATATTTTTCCACACATATCACAAGTATATAATTTCATTAATTATACTAAATTATAATATTTAAATTGGGATGTAGTCTTTCGTAAAAATTGATTTATAAGTAATATGTTATTTATATATAACTAAAAATGTCTCAAAAACCAACCGGATTAGCAAATATGGGAAATTCGTGTTATATAAACACTGGTCTCCAAGTTTTATATCATTGTGTCCTGCGATCATACATTTCTGAAAAATATAAGGATGACATAAATGAAAAGCCAGAAAGTGATTTTGTCATTGCTTTTTCAAGTATAATGAAGTCCCTTTCAGAAGGTCATTATGCGGTACGTCCAAAAACATTTATTGGTTGTTTAAAGAGGTTTCACACCACTTTTATGGGGATGAGTCAGGAGGACTCTTGTGAAGCTCTTCTTAAAATGATAGATTTACTTCACACTGGCCTTTCCTATAAAGTCAAAATGTCCTTGATTAAAAAGGGGGCTTCCGATTTAGACCGGCTCTCATTTGAATCTTGGAATCAATCCAACCGCGCCGGTTATTCAATCATATTGAAATTGTTTTATGGGCAGTTGCTTAATAGAAAGAAATGCGATGAATGTAATACTGAATCATATCATTTTGATTCATTCAATGTTCTCAATTTTCCAATTTCAAACTCTACGAACACGCTTTTTGATTCAATTCAACCGTATGTTATTAGTGAGAATATGAGAGGTGATAATAAGATTGAATGTGAACGCTGTAAGAGACTTTGCTCTGGAAAAATAAAAAAGAGTGTTTACATCCCCCCTCCGGTCCTCATTTTTTGTTTCAACCGTTTTGATAACGATGGGCATAAAATAAACAAGAAAATTGATTTTCCAATTGAAAATGCTCGTTTTCCGATGTTATTTGAAAAAGAAGAAAATCGGAATATGACATACGATTTAGTTGGAATTGGAAATCATTCAGGAAACCTTTTAGGAGGACATTATTGGGCGTATTGTCGTTCAGGGTATCATTGGATAAATGCGAATGATGAAACCGTTTCGGAAATTAGTCGGGATTCATTGGTGAGCTCAAACGCTTATTATCTTGTCTATCAAAGAAGAGGAATTACTGAACATTTTATTGAATCTTCATAGAAAACCTTTTTCTATGGTAATTTATAATGAACACAAATCATGTTGAAAATAAACCATTTCTGAATAAAGTGAGAAATTTTATTTTTGGGAGCCAAAAGGTGAATGGAACGAGTGGAACTAGCAGGGTTAATATAAAGAGCGCAAATGTTTCTGGAAACGGGAATAAATCATTTATGAATAAGACTAGGAATTACATTTTTGGGAGTAAAAATGCGACAGCGGCCGCGAATGTTTCTAGTAATACTGGTAATACCGGTAATACTCAAAATATCGGAACATCTAGATTTAAAATTATTATTTTTATTTTATTATTTTTAATTATTGGATTTATTGTAAGTTATTTGACTGTTATGACGATTAAATACTGGACAACCGATTGTTTAAATAAGAAGTCATATGGAGATTATATTTTTGGATTCAATTATAACGCGGTATGTCATATTCCATTTCATCCGGTTATAATTCCTGAAAGCTGTGGATCGGAAGTCTCTGGATATGGTGAGGGGGGTATGGAGTATGGCTTGGAAGAAGAAATGAATGACGGAAATCGATTATTAAGCGCGAGCGCAATAATGGGTGAAAATGATGGATTTAGAGAAAATGTAAAATCTATGTCAAATATTCCACACAGTAATCCAACAAATCCAGTCGTTGATGTTGATATAAATGATTTAGAGGGTCCGGAACAGGTTTTTCATATTAGTAATCAAGATTATACTTATGAAGATGCGCGTTGTAAATGTGAAAGTTATAGCGCGAAATTAGCGACATATCCACAAATTGTAGAGTCCTATAATAAAGGAGCCGATTGGTGTAGCTATGGTTGGAGTGAGGGTCAGACTGCCTATTACCCAACGCAAAAGTGTAATTGGAAGAAGAAATCGAGGAAGGAGCAGGAGGCGTGTGGTAAGCCCGGAATCAATGGTGGATTCTTTTCTGATAAGAAGTTGCGTTTTGGGGTGAATTGCTTTGGTAAGAAGCCCGAGGGGAAGATTATTAAAATAAAGGATGATAAATGTGGGTCTGAAGACGGGGACAATGGGAAGTGTAATTATAATTCTAGTCATCGATTGGAGACGGATGAGATTGCGCCTTTTAATGATAACACGTGGAGCGCATGAATATGATTTTGGCTTAGATTTTAGCATCAATCAAAAAATTGATGCTAAAAATATTGTTAAATATTAGTGTTTAACTTGCGAAAATGCCATTAAAAAAACCATTAAGACTTTGGATGCGTCCATCAAGAGAGGGTCTTGAAATCACACTAACAGGGGGGGATTTTAATAGTTATGGTCTCAAAGAGATTTCTCATATAAATTGCATACATTTTTTTAGACGATATCTCTATCAATTTAATTTTGATACTCGATTCAAAGCGACTGCGCATGTAGAAGACCGTGGTCGTTATACAAAAGTCTGTATATGGGATCATTCATTGACGATTTCTGAAGAAGAACATAGACGTTTTTCTCCAATTTTGATTAATCAACATGTTTATACATTTGATTCTGAAGATTGCACAAAAAAAGTCTTCGAAAAAGTGTCGGAGACATATAAAGCACAGTTGGACGACTACGAATCGAGAAAAAAAGTGTATGAAGCAGAAAAGGAGAAACATTTCAATAATAGAACAAAAAAAAAAGAAGCTCGTAAAATGAGAGTTGATTCAATCCCAGAAAAACTTTCAAAGCGAGAAGAATGGGAGAAATCCAAAAAGGTTTCAAATTAACATTATGTGATTTGAACAATTTTATAAAATTTTCAAATAGTTATGTTTATATTTATAAAAAATCAAATGAAGGATAAGATATAATAAACCGCACATTCAAAATATTATAATTGGATAAAGATTTTATAGTTTGTTTATTTTTATATTATAATGGCTGGATCTGTAATTTTTTGGCTTATACGACTATATGGCGTCCCAAATATAGGAAGTTCTTCCGAGTATAACTTCATCTTATTCGGTATTTTATTGATAGTTAATTCATCAAATGGCGCAAACGAATTCTCTAAAATCAGTCCTATAATTTTTTCGAAATCCATTATATTTATTATATATAATATTATCATGTGTGGAATAATTGGATTTTTAGGAAAACAAAATTCAATCTCCTTTTTAATTCAGGGGCTCAAATTATTACAAAATAGCGGGTATGACAGCGCCGGAATAAGTGTTTTAGCCGAACACATTAATACCATTAAATACGCCTCTACGGACGCATTAGATTCCATTAAGAAACTTGAAGAAAATATCACCCTTTTACCGGAAGAGCATCATAGTGGAATTGCGCACACGAGATGGGCTACTCACGGAAGAAAAACTGACGAAAACGCGCACCCACACAACTCGATGGATAAAACAATTTCCGTTGTTCACAATGGAATCATTGAAAACTATTTACAAATAAGGGAATTTCTTACAGAAGCTGGATTTGTATTTAGTAGCACTACTGATACAGAGGTCATTGCTCAATTATTCCAGTATTATTTGAGTAAACATGATTTAATTCAATCAATTGAAAATGTATGTAATACATTACACGGGACGTGGGCCTGTTTGATTCAATGCGAAGCTTATCCTACTAAGTTAATTGCTTTACGCAATGGGAGCCCGCTACTATTTGCTAAAAATGGGGACAGCTATTATTTTACATCGGAAGTCAGTGGATTCCAGAATAAAGTGGATACATACCGTATAACAAAAGATAAATCATATTATATTTGTGATTACAATGATGAACAAATAATTACGAAGGAAATTAAACAAGGAATTCATTATAATGAATTGGACAGTAATCTTCATCAGATTGATAAGCAACTCATCGATTTGAGTCCGGACCCTTATCCCCATTGGATGATAAAGGAAATTTATGACCAGATTAGCGCGAGCGCGAGAGCAATCAACAATGGCGGTCGTCTAAGTGGAGAGATGGGAATAAAATTGGGAGGGTTAGAAGCCCATAAGGATATCCTACTAAAATATAATAAAATCTGTTTTCTTGGATGCGGGACGTCCTATCACGCAGGAATGTATGGTAGCGTCTATTTTAACCGGTTCGGTATCCAAACGCGGGTATGCGACGCAAGTGAATTTTACGATTATAACTTCGATAGCGAGACCCTTTATATCGTGCTATCGCAGTCCGGAGAAACAAAAGATGTTCATCGGGCGATGGAACTTATTCAGAAACGTGATGGGACGATTGTTGCTGTTGTGAATGTGGTTGAGTCTCTGATTGCGCGCGAGGCCCTATGTGGTGTTTATATCAACGCCGGTAGTGAAAAAGCGGTTGCGTCAACGAAAAGTTTCACGAATCAAGTCATTGTTTTATGCTTGATTGCGATGTGGTTTTATAAAAATGGGGGCGTTTATACACCTGAAAATGATGATCTATTCAATAAGTTGCGGGTTGATTTATTAGAATTGTCGAACTCAATTCGGACAACAATTGATTCGTGTATAGAGCCCGTCCGTAAAATTGCGGACGTATTATACAAAAAAGAACACATGTTTTTACTGGGGCGCGGGTCTTTATACCCGATCGGATTAGAAGGTGCCCTCAAAATAAAGGAAATTTCTTATATACACGCCGAAGGCTTCTGTGGGGGCGCCCTCAAACACGGACCGTTCGCCCTTATTGAAGAGGAAACGCCTATTTTTATAATGTCGAATGATGATTCAAATGCACAAAGGATGGAGAGCGCCGGAGAAGAGGTCTCTTGTCGGGGAGCCCACGCAATTTTGATAACAAATGAGCCGAAGCTTTTCAAGAACACTATCTATAAATATATGATTTCAGTTGTTAAACTAAGGGAGTTGTCCAGTCTTCTGATGGTTATCCCATTCCAATTGCTATGCTATGAAATCGGTCTCAAAAAGGGGGTTTCAGTTGACCAGCCGAAGTCATTAGCAAAAGTCGTTACAGTAGATGGATAATTTATTTTCTTTTCGGTCAGTAATAAATTTAAGAAATTAAAAATTATTATATTTATATTTTTATAATGAAAAAAAAAATTGTATTTTGTATGAATTGTCATGCTAGTTATATTATTAAAAATATTGAATATTATAATAACAATATATTAAATGATTATAATATATTTCATATTAATTACGCAAGTGGAAAATATCTTATAGATAATAAACTTACGGATAATGATGTTAATTTAATTAAAGAAGCAGATATATTGATTTGTCAATACATAAAAAATGATAGAGGTATGCTGAATCATTATTATATTAAGAGTATTGCCAATACAGATAAAATATATTTAATACCGCATTATACTTTTAGCGCTTATTTTAATGATATAATTGTAGAATATATAATAAAAATAAGTAAAAATACCGAACAAATTATAAGCAATATTAACAATTTAAATATAGATAATGATAAAATTATAAATACTTTAAATTATGAATTAAATCATATCAAAGAATTAGATAAAAATAGTTCTGTTTGTATGTTTGAATTTGTAAATAATAATTATAAAAAATATAGATTATTTCAAAATAGAGGACATCCAAATAATTTATTTTTTATAGAAATAACAAATCAATTACTTAAAATTTTGGGTTATAATAAGTTAGATGGGATTTATGAAAACTTTTCAAACCATTCAAATCAAGTTTCTATTATTTTTCCAGAAGTGAAAAACATATTAAAGTTAGAATTTGATTGTAATATATATTCAAATCATATATTTGTATCAACTATTCAATATTTTCAAATAATAAATTATAACGATTGTTTTACACCTTTGCACATTTAAAACGCCGATTTTTATTCTGCGGAAAATAGTTTAAAAGATTTATCACATATAATATATACGTGATGAAAAAGAAAAAAAAGGAGAAAGATAAGGATAAAAAGAGAAAATCATTTTTTTCTCAAAAAGAAAAAGGTCCTATTATTACAATTAAAACTTCATTAAAATCAATACTTAAAGATTATAAATCAAATTATTCAATAATAAATAAATTAGTTATTGATTGTAATGATATTGTAATTCGAACATATCAATTTATAAGACTATATTTATTAGATTGCTATCAGAAAAATAAAACA